TCCTCCTTATAGATGACTTTAGGTTCCTTTTTGGGTTTGCTTACGGGTTTGACTGGAGGAGCCGGCTCCGCTTTCACCTTCTTCTTAACTGGCTCGGGTTCCACTTCGCTTTGCTCCGACTCTTCACTCTCGCTAACAGCCTTTGGCGGAGCCGAACTATTCAGATGTTCGACGACTGCTTTCTTAATGGCTTTCTGAGTGGTGGTCTTCATTTTTTCATCACGGGCTAAAAGCATTTTCTTAGTGGCCTCCTGTTGTGCATCGGAGCGTGGTTTTTTCTGCTTTGGTTTGGTAAGGACTGCATCGTCATTTAGGGATTCGTCTGACATTATATAATAGGGAAACATAAAAAATGTCTAAAGCTTAATTAAATCTCTCATACTATAATATAATGCCACTCGAAATCCACGAAGTAGCCAATGATAAAATGCCGGAAACAAAGCCCATAAAAGAAACCATGGATATATACGTTCCCGATATTGTAGAAGGAATTGCCCGACGGAACGGAGGGATAATCCTCTACATAGGTTCTGGAGGCAGTGGAAAGACCAGCCACCTCTTAACCCAAATGAAGACGGTCTATAAAAAGAAGTTCCATCACATCTGGTATTTCTGCCCATCGTCGTCCTTCCTAAGTGTAGAAAAACACCCCTTTGAAAAGCACGATAAGGTGCATCACGAATTGACAACGGAAGCATTAGATGATATCCGAGAGGAACTGACACGCATCAAAGAGGAGCGGGAAGAAGATGATATGCCGGAATACTCACTGGTCATTATCGACGATTTCGCTAATAATCTAAAAGATAAACATTTACTTGCCAAACTGAATTCAATGCTAATCAAAGCGAGGCATTTGAATTGTTGTTTCCTTTTTACCGTGCAGAGTTATCTGTATTACCCGAAGATCTTGAGGAAGCAGCTGACTTGGGTAAGCATCTTTAGTGGTGTCCGCAATAAAGAGGAATGGAATACGATTACAAAGGAACTCTTAAAAATGTCGGAACAGGACGCAAAGACCCTCTATGATTATGTATTTGATAAACCGTATCAGCACATGGATTTAGACTTATTTGAGGAGAAGTTCTATAAGAACGGAAACCACTTGGAGATTACAGAAAATTAAACCTCCCCATATTATAAATGGAGCATATTGAGTCAATTCAAATATATTTAAATTCCAGATACGCCAATGAGACCGTAGGTGATAACACCGCTAATTGCATTTACTATTTGCCAGTCATAGAAATCCCAGATGGCCATCACATCTATTTATCGCTACAGAACGCCAACATCCCCTACTCGTTCTACAGCATCAGCAGTATTGACAACACTTTCAGCTGGGGGCTTGTAGGAGACCCCCCAAGTATATATTATGTAGCACCCGGAAATTACAATATAACACAGTTTATAGATGTTATCAAAGCAGCAATGGGTGCATCTTATACAATAACTTACAGCTCGATAACCAGTAAAATTCTTATCACTCATTCTACAAGTAACTTTATAATATATGCGGCGACAATAAATCATGTACTGGGGTTCTCTAAAACGACCAATACCACTTCGGCGGCCAATTTACTATACGGGAGAGACTGCGTAAATCTCAATCAAATCCGTGCTATCAATGTAGAGATAAATTTCCCTACATACAATGTAAATGTAGCGACCCCGTATGAGAACAGTATTCTAGCAACAATACCGGTGTATGTCGCCCCGTTTAGCATAATCACATACCAGAACGCCAATAACTTTAGAACAAATTTGTATGTGAATAAATTGGACCAGATACAGATACGGTTGTTATCAAATGATGGGAACCTGATAGACCTGAATGGGATTAATTACCAAATGACTTTGCAATTAGATTGTGTGAAATTTACATAAGGTGGAACACCTTTTAAATGTTTGTATATGATATAATGATTGGCTATAAACAACCTTTAGGAAAAGCGATGATGGGCTTCAAAATGCCCCTAGGAAAAATGAGACTTGGTTCAAAGATTCCTCTATTAGCAAGACCGGCGGCCAGACAAGTTGCCGAAGCTTTGCAAAAGAAAATATCGGCGGGGCTTGAAAGAAATGTCCTGAAGCGATAAACGCAAAACATTTAGACAATTTAAATGCTTTGAATCCAAAAAAATATCTGGGAACATTATATAAAATGATACCTGCAAACCTCAAATATCAGTCCAAGGTTGAGTCCGCCCCTGCCCGTAGATTTCTCACGCAGATCCAGCCACAAGGATCCACTTCCTTTGGTATGGGCGAGACCATCACCATCAATATCCCCACCAGAGCCAACACTGCCCTTATCCCCTCCGAGTCTTACTTGAAAGGTGTTCTCAATCTTTCGTGTTCGACTGCCAACGCCACTGCTGCTACTTTCGAGTCAGCGGGTGTGCATGGTATGATACAGAGAATAAGGGTTTTCCACGGGTCTAATCTCCTTAACCTTCAGGGAGTAAATGTTTATTAAAAAGATAAGCAAGTCCTATTTATTTAGGGCAACACATCCAAATTGACGGGAAACCCCTCAAGGTATGAAATACTAAACCATATAAGAAATTGTGTGGTGGCGAATGCTAACAACATTCGGTAGAGTAAAAAGTTTCATATTATAGGGCAATCCGCAGCCAGTCTTCTAAGTCCGTTATGATAGGATATGAAGGCGGTTCAACGACTAAATGCCTGTGGGCATCAAATGACGGCCTAATCAACCCGATGATGCATGAGATATAGTCTAACCCCGTTCGAGAGAATGCATACCCCATTCAAAAAGGTATGACGCTTAATAAGAGGAAATGCTTATTAGTTATAGCGTGGTATATCTGTGAAGATATTGACAACTACTCACAAATGGCCAAAATCCTGTACGACTTCCAGGCTTCCGACGATACGGTTAAGGGACGCTTTGCTGTGACCAGTGCAACCAATCCTCAATACAATGTTACCTCAGGAACCATCGTCCGAGGTGTTAATCGTGGTGCCACGACTGCTGTCACAACCGCCGCCACCGCTGTTCCCTTTGCTATCAATTTGATTTCACTTGTTGGTGCTTTGGCTGGTGACAAATATTTGCCGTTGTGGCAGATGACTGCTGCTCCCCTGAGAGTCGAAATCGTTTTGAAATCATCAGTAGTAACCTCTCTGATGTCCCTTGCTGGTTCAGCCACTGCCCAGCTATTTACCGTCACTGGTGTAAATTACTGCGGAGAGTTCTTGGAACTCCCCGATTCAGCCATCTCTGCAATTAATGCTGGTTCTTCCAGTCCAATGCAGATGGTCTTGCCTTCTTACAGGTCTTTCACCAACAGTGCTGCTATCACCACTGCAGGAACTTCTGTCAGTTTTCCAATTCCCGCCAAGTACAGTTCCCTCAAGAACATCTTCGTTGCCACAAGAACCAGTGTGGGTGCCGATGGATTATACCCCAACTCTCACTGCAAGTATGGTCTTACCAGTTATTCCTTCAGGGTGGGTGCGGAAGTAATTCCTTCGACTCAACCTGCATCGGTTCCCGAGTTCTATTCTGAGGCCATTAAATGCTTTGGTTCCCTTGCTGATTTGGCTTTCCAGCCCTCAATTGATTTGGTTTCTTACCAATTAGATGTCCCCCACACCATTGGTAGTGCTGGTGATGCCTCTCTACTTGATTCCGGTTCCTTCGTTGTAGGAATAGATATGGAGGTGTATTCCAATGCCGATAAGAGTTCCATTTTCAGTGGCACGAACACCAATAATTCGGATATCTTCTACAATGCGAATTTCACACCCGCTGGAAACGTCACCATTCTCCAAACGGCATTTGCAGCCTACGATCAAGTTTTGGTCTATGAAAATGGCGTTTGTTATGCAAGATATTAAATCATAATATGATAATAAATTCTCTGTTTATTATAATAAGTATGCAAAGCGAAGTAGCGAAATTATGGCTCCATGGAGCAAATGTAGGAACCACAATATCACAAACCGGAATCCGAAACTCCACCAATACTGAATACACATTTTTTGTAGATTTGCGACTGGTTTTAGGCGAAACGATGTTTCAAAAATATGAGGCGTTCAAAGTATATTTTGGGTTTTTAAACAATAATACAGGAGCAACCGCAAATATAGACACTATGTTTGTAAATGGATTAAATCTAATCCCAGCGTCGTATCAGGGAAAACCAGCAGGATTTAACACGGCAATAGATGTTTTCAGTCAAACAGTCGCGATGATTGACTCCATAAATTTTGGAGGAAAAAATGCTAATATACAAGAGTTTGTAATGATAAAACCAGATAATGCAAAAGTAGAACTCACAATATCATTTGCTCGTGATGATGCCGCAGTTCCAACTTTGACACTTCATACTTTTTTTCTGACATTTGTGCCATTCCAAAAAGATAAGATTTATAAAAACCCGTTCAACTATTTGTATCAAAATGAATTAGCAAACTTCACATTAACAACGCAAATCCTGTCGGCAGGTGCAACAAATGCTTTTGGAACCATGAACTCAACATTTACCACTTTTACTTTTACGAATGTAAATATGCGACGCATTATTGGGACGATGTGGGATAAATATGATAAGTTCAATTTGGTTTGCTTAAATGTTGGAGTAGGTTCAACGGCAACAGTATTGAGTTCAAACCAGCGTTTTCTGTTTTTTCAAATACAGGGACTCCAATTTATTAATTGTTTAAGCACAACTACATCATCGACATTTTCACAAAGTGTAGCATATACGCCAATATTCAGATATATCACAGCATCAACGTCAGATAGTGATACTTTTGCGGTGCCTGAGAGTTTAATCAGTTTTAGAAAACCTGAATCGGAGAATGTAGATTTAGCGTTTCAACTCTTTACTGGAAATGGTGGAGGAACGGCATTCAATTTACAATTTAACCAATTCAGTTTGACATTTGCCGTTGTGGGAATCAAAGAATAAAATATAATGATAATATAAATGCTTAGTGAAAGTGGATCATTGATATTATCAACAAGTTCAACAACAAGTCCTTGCACGATTAATGCTGCAAAGTCAGACTTCACCTTCTCAAATATTAATATGCGAAATGTGCTTGGTGCTGCGTGGGACAAATATGATATTTTTACTATGAAAGTTGCGTCGGCAGTATCAGCAGGAACAATAACAACAACAAACACAGCATTAGCCGTTGTCTGCTACAATATGGCGGGACTTACTTGGGAGAATCTCCATTATGATACAGCGTATATGAGTCAAACATTTGTGCCGATTGCGGTTTTTAATATGCAAACAACTGCCTCACAGAATCAATATATTGTAAATACAGGGCAAAGTTATAATTTCCGCAAATGTTCTGATATAGTGGATTTGAACTTTACAATTACAACCCCAGATGATACAAGTGGTCCCAGCACCTTTGGAGTTTCACCAGCAGGAAACACTTATAATAATGTAGCATTTCATTTGGTATTTGAACCAGTCATATCAGGTGAAATGAATGAGTGTGCTTTTTTTGGATTTAATATAAGTTCCTTAATATCATCGCAAGTGGGTCGAACAGTAAGCACAGACCGCAAAGAGTATAATTATTCTGCGTTTGATATGAGACGCTTGTGCCGTAATTTCTGGGATAAACATGAGGATTTTGAAATTCAAATGGCGTTTTATTATAATATAGGGATTGGAACCATATCAGGAAATTCGAGGATTTGTCAGATTCAAATGAATGGACTCAGTTTCGTGAATAGTGCTACCAAGAACAGCAATAGCACAGATAGACTGGTAATGACTACGGAATCGCCAATACTTGGAACAATTCTTTACACAACTTCGGCATCAACACACGGAGCAACTATGGCTCTGGGTTATGCCCCAATTCAATTTAAACGAGATGGGGACAATGCAAATCTTACAATTAATATGAAAAATCACGAAAATTCGGCAGCATTTGCTTTTACATTCACATCAACCAACCCCAGAGGCACAATCGGTTTTTTCATTAAACCCATTTACAAAGTTCCGAAAGCAACGCTGTATATAAATCCATACGGACTCACAACATCGCAAACAAATCTGGGTATAATCAATTCTGGTTCAACAGAATTTACCCTGAATAATATAAATATGCGAGAGGTGTGCCGCTCTATGTGGGACAAGTATAAGAAGTTTAATATATTTTTAACGACAACAACAAGTCAGTTAGCAACAACACAGGTGGCAAACCAAGCATATATTTTACAAATGGAAGGACTCAATTTCATCAATCAGACAGCGTATATAACAGGCACAGGTCAAACGCAAACGGCAACATTAGGGACTGTTATGATGTATGGCGGTGCGGTTTTAACTGGATACCAATCCGCACTCGTCACAAGTTTTAATCGGGACATTGATTTCGTCAATTTGACGCTGAGAGCGGTGCCTCTTGCCTCGGGGACGGCATTTACTGCAACGCCGTTATTATGTAATTTCACCTTCACAATCGTGGGCGTTCCAGAGGACGAAGAGCAGACAAAAGAATTTACACAAAATAGAATGCATTAAACGAAAATATCAGAGTCTTTAATATTGCCGATGTCGTGTGCGTGGTAAGCGTCGATGGCCGCAGCAATACCAATCTGCTTTGGGTCACCCTTAATTAATGCGGGTATGATTGTCCTGACGTGTGGGTTCGGTAAAGTTTTCAAATTCTTAGAACCAGCGGAAGCCAATGAAACGATGTCACCTGCAGAGCGATAGACATTCTGGTTGCCTTTGACTTTCTGCCCGATGGTCTGTCCCGGATCTAAGGCAAAAACCTTGTCCGACTTCTTGGCGATGTCCTGTACAATTCGGCCGCCAAGTGAGTGTCCTGTAATTGCAGTTTCAGCGGGAGCATATTTGGCTTTGGCTTTCTTCAATGTTTCGTCGGCTTCCTTATAACGGGTAGTATCCTTGAACCCCCCTACAATGTTTTCGTATCCCCGCTCAAACTTGTTTCTCCAAGATGAAGGCAACAATGCGGATATGCCACGCTCTAAGGGTTTGCCAATGGCTTTAATGCCTTTGCCGATTGTTCCGCCCAATGCCAGTTTTGCATCGACATTGACCCAGTCATTCAATGATTGAGACCCCGTAACATTATAGAGGAGTTTCTTGGATTCTGGATTGTAATACACCTGCTGGTTTTCGTTACTCAATCCCTTATCGATTTGGTAACCGTATTTGGCCATCTCTGCCCCCTTCTTGTTTTCATCACCAATGTAACCCACACGGAGACTATCATACAGACTAAGAGGACGGTTTGGGGTATTCCTAACATTATTCATTATATATATAACGAATAATTTATTTACGGGCTTCTAAGTGTTCTAAAGGGGTCTTTTCACTGGCTTGGTCACGCCATTCCTCGACCATGTAGTAAAGACACGGAAATTGTTGCAAAAGGCCGGGGAAGGCTCTCTCGAACATTTGCTCATAGTATTCAATAGTATAGCGTTCGCCAATACCGAATTTCAGGGGTGAATAAGTGAATTCAACATCTTCCAGCTTAAAAATGAGACTACTGGGTAAATTGTCTAAATCGATATCTACTTCTCTCTCGTTCTCTTTCACAAAGTCGGCCATTATATATATCAATGATAAATTAATCAGGTATTACAACGGAATCTAAATAATCATTAATGGCTTTGAAATATCCCGCTTTGCTTGTGATGCTTTCGTCAGGGTCTTCTTGAACTGCATCAAACAAAGCCAAATAATAAGCCTTCATTTGAGCGGGGGTTGTTTGATTAATCTTTGGAACAAGTCCAAGACCAAATGTGGAGGCTACAGCATCACGCCTTTTTACAACACCAGAAGCACGGGGACTGCGGAATGATTGAACCGGTGAGAAAGGCTGACCCCCACCACTTATGGGAATACCCTCTTCTTCCTCTCCAGCCTCAGCAAAAAGTTCGGTTTGAACAGCGGGTTCTGCTCTTGGTCCGCCTTCATTAAGGGTTTGTGTAAAAGTTTCCTCTTGAATGTCTGGAAGTAAAATTGCAGAAGATTGTCGCACCGGTTCCGAGGAAGCACCAAATTTCCCAGAACGAATATCAGCAAGACCACTTTCAAGTTGTCCAAATCTTCCTGCGGCCGCTGATGCTAATCCGCCAATAAATCGTTCTTGTTCTCGAACATCGGCCAGTCGTTGTTGTTGCACCTCTTCTCTGAGTGCGGCAATCCCTGCATTGTTTCTCTCCTGAATATTCAGTATTTCTTGCTCAGACATACCGGGGTCAATTTGTCTTAATGCAAATAAATTGGGGTCGCCCCGCCCGGGTTCGCCTTCCAGCGATGTTACAGACCCGATCATTTCGTCCGTTTGCCGTATTCCCCCAGTAGCCTTTTTTGCACGGGGTTTCCGCTTTTCCTTAAATACTCCGAGTTTAGCCAGTTGCTCAATCATCTTGACCATCGAATCCGTCTTTACAGAGATTTTATTGTAATTTGAGTTGTTTGAAGCCATTATATTATATAGGTATATTTTATAATGAGTATTAATAATCTTGATTACACCAGTTATAACTATTTAACAAATTTAGCGTCGGTCAATGCGAATGAAGTGAATACAGATGTTTTGACTAAAACCGACCCCGACATCTCAGATTTGCAATTTGATATGTTGGAAGGAATTGATACAAACCAAACAATCCAGCAACAGATAGACGGCATTAACGCTGGTTTAGAAACGATAGGTTATTGGGGTGCATTCTGGAGCAATATAGACCAGACAAACGCTGGTGCAACAAGCACGAATTTTATGACGGTCAATAATAGCGACCCCAGCAATAATGGGGTGCAAATAGGAGCGACCAGTTCCCAAATTAAAGTGTTAAATGCGGGGGTTTATAATATTCAGTTCTCGGCACAATTTGATAAAAGCGACGGAGGCAAAGATAATGTGGAAGTATGGTTTGCTAAGAATGGTTCAAATATAGCAGATTCAAACAGTTTGTTTTCATTGGAGGGTAATAATGATAAACTCATAGCGGCGTTGAATTTTATGCTGCCTCTCGAAGCAAACGATTATATTCAGATAGCGTGGCACTCATCAGATTTAAATTTATATTTACATCACGATGCGGCGGGTACGTCCCCTACACGACCTGCTACACCAAGTGTCATAATAACAGTCCAACAAGTGACAAATGTATTGGCGGGACCCACGGGAGACACGGGACCAACGGGACCGTCAGGAACCAATGGAACCAATGGAACCAATGGAAATACAGGACCCACGGGACCGACTGGACCAGCGGGAGGACCAGCGGGACCCACTGGACCGACCGGACCATCAGGCGGACCCACGGGACCCACAGGACCCGAAGGACCTAAAGGAGATAAAGGAAACAAAGGCGATAATGGTGACGGTCCAGTGGCGTATGCTGCATTAGCATTAGCAGGAACAGCACAAGCAACCGCAGTAGCAGCAGCAGCCGTAGCAGCAGGAGCAGTTAGTGTGAATACAGCACAAAGTGCAGCAATTTCGGCAAATACAGCAGACATAGCAACAGATGAAGCAAGAATTACTGCTTTGGAAACTAAAACTGGTGATATGTCGTGGGGTCTAGCTACAGGCACAACATTTTCAAGAAGAGTTCAAATAACAAATACAGGAGCAACACCAGGAACCTATGCGGTTTATTTTGGTTCAAGCGATGCTTCAGAATTCCTTTATGGAATCACTTCTTCAGGATTAATCTCAACAACAAATGTTTTTACAAGCACAGGAGGCACATCTCAGATGAATTCGTTATTGGTCAATAATAATTTCGAAGTTGCTAATGATGCAACCATTACGGCAGGAGAAATGTATATTACACGAACCCTACTCCCTTCGCAAAAGAAACTGGTATTATATGATAATAACACAGGAAATGATTATGACTATCTTGGGTTCTGGACTGATGATGGTGCCACAAGTCGTAAGTTTCTGAATGCAGAAATAGATGGTAATGCGAACTCGGCATTCCAATGGTATTATGGAAATGGACTCGGGAATGCAAGAACATTAATGAAATCAATGAACCAAACACTGGAAACCAGTTATATTCCAACATCAAAGTTTTTAAAATCTGCTGGATTCACACAGGAAATTGCACTTGTCAAAGATGCTCCAAATGACAAAGTCAGAATTGATTTGTTCGGTGATACGGCAGGTGTCAATAGTTTTGACGGACAGATAATTCAAGGCAAAGGCAATTCATTAGATGACAACATAGGAATAATGACTATACAAAGTGGTAATCTTATTTTAAATGCTCTTACACCAGCAACAGGTGAAATAGAAATGAATGCTGTAATTTTGGATATTAATGCAAGTGGAAATATCACTATTGATTGCGGATTGAATACAACACTAACCAGCACCGAAGACATAACATTTCAAACAACTAATCCTTTGTCAGTTATTCTTATTTCATCAGCAGGAACTAACACTTTAACAAGCACTGGAGAAACAGAAATTAATTGTGCCGCATTAGATATTAATGCCACTGGAAATATTACAATGGACGGACAAGCCATATCAATAACCGCATCAGGGGTGGGAAATGATATTACAATTACAGCACAAAATGATATTGATATAGTAAGCAGTCAAACTACAATTACCAATAGTGTAGCAGCAGCAACTTCTTTTATTCACAATAGCGTAACAACAGGAACAGATTTGTCATTGGAAAATAATGTCAAAGACAGTTATTTAATGAGACTAAGTGAATCAGGAGGTGCTACTGTTGGTCTTACTCTTGAAGGTGTGAATAATGGAATAAATACAATTAAATCAAATGGAGCAGCATCAAATTTGAGATTAGAGTCTGAAAATACCTTGACCACCGCAAGCGTAGGATTGACAACTATGAACACTGTTGGATTGGATATTAACGCAGACACAGGAAATGTTACTTGTGACACAACAGGTGACTTGTCTCTTACGGGAGGTGACGTGTATATTACATCAACTGGTTCGGACAATGGAACTATACAAATAGTATCAAATGAAACGCTGCTTTTATCGGCACCGAATGAAACAATGACTTTAACGGCAGCACTTGATATTATTATGAATTCCAACGTTTTGGATATTAACGCAGCATCAGAGTTGAAATTAGACAGTGCTGGTGCTATAACAATAGATAGCACCACAACCACGTATATTACAGCATTAACTGACATAGGTCTTAGCGCAACAGACATCACACTAACTTCAACTGGAGACGGTGGAACTATAAATTTATCAGCGGAACAATCAACAAATATAATTGGAGATTTTTCAATTCAGGGAGATTTTACAATTCAGCAAAGCACTTATCCATCAATAACCGATACTATGTTGGGATACACAGGCACAGAATTAACAACCACTGACCCTATGACAAACACCCTTGCCGAAAGAAGTAATTTTTCTTTAACATCAAAGGGGGTGTGGTTGGTTATATGTGGTTATGAATTTTCATCTAACGCAGTAAATACAATTGAGTTAAAACAAGTAGTTCTATCTAAAACAACTGCATCTGGAACTGTTGCTGCACCAGGATTAGCATATTTCGAACAAATAGATGACGCAGCACCATCAGCACAAGTCAGACAGCGGGGGACAATCACAGGCGTGGTCACGGTTGCTGCTGCAACAACAATTTATGTGAATGCTCGGTCTGCTGTTAATAGCGGGACAAATACAAAGTTGATTACAAACGTTTCTTGGACTCGCATAGGATAAAAATATTTGCAAAGTTTATATGTCATCATTCTCTTTTATCAAACCCCGCAATGGACTTTGGAAAGAAGCCAAGATCGCCAAGGTGCATGGACGCATTCTTGACACGATAACAAACCTACCTGCTGAGATTCGTGAGAACAAACACAATATGGAATTGGTTTCCCTTGTGTGCAATATGATTGAGAACTGTGGTATTAGCAATAGTGATAAACCGGATAAACTTAAAATAGATAAGAAGGTTTTGCTGATACAGATTTACAAATCCCTTTATGGAAATCTTTCGCCGACTGATATTGATACGCTACAGAAAAACTGTGAGTTCCTTTGGGATAACCAACACATCGTTGCTCACAGTAAATGGGCTTTGCGCGGCTATGCAATCATTGATTGGTTTAAGCGAAAGATTCTTTGAAAACTGCAAGAGTGGATTACAGGATATGTTCAGGACTATTTAGTAAATAAGTTTATGAACATTATCAAAACTCCAAAGGTTGTGAAAGCTTTGATTACCATGGATGCTTTGTATTTTATTGAATTGTTTATTATGAAGTATGGCTTAACAAAGTTTCTTAATTATATAATGTGGTTTGCAATATTTATTTAAATGCTTAACAATGGTTAAGAGAAAGACGGGGCGAAGCCCCGTGCGAACGAAGTGAGCTTTATTAAAAGTATTGACTGCATATGTGCAGTGGGGCTTTATTACTTAATGTTTTATATATTAGTTAATAGAATAGCGATTTAATTAAGTGCATTTAGATAAAAATGATGTATAAAGGACTTAAATGCGTCATTAAAATATTTTAATTTTTTATTTAAGCTTTTTTATATAATATATTGTTTAATTAAATCGCCCTGACTGCATAAAACACTACTTTAACCCTTTAATTTAGATAATGAGAGCATTATGCTAAGGGTTTTTAGCTTTGACGGGGCTACGCCCCGCGGGGCTTCGCCCCGTATTGTTAAACCAATTTAAAAGGGTTTAAAATAATTTCTTTAGCCATATTATAAATGGATTTCTCTGACGAAATAAAAAAGATTAAGCCCAAGATTTCTGTAGCTTCACTCAAGACTTACAATAGTTTGCTGAAGAATGTGCATCGAACCGTATTCGGCGACGATAAACCAAGCATTGAAAACTTTAAGAAAGAAAAAACCATCATGGAATACCTGAATAAAAAACCCTACAACACAAGGAAGACTTTTTTGGCAGCCCTGTTGTGTGTCGAGCCAGACATTAAAACCTACAAGGACCAGATGAACGAGGATATCCGCACCTATCGTGACGAGGTTTCCAAGTCTGAACTCACCGACAAGCTGGACGACTCCGCCATATCGCAAGAAGCGATTGACGGCATTATGTCCCAGCTCAAACAGAATGCAAAAGCCCTTCTCAAAAAGCAAACCCACACTATCACCGACCTTATGGAGATACAGAACTGGGTCATTCTCTCGATGTATTATGTCCGATTGACGGCATTATGTCCAAGCTCAAACAGAATGCAAAAGCCCTTCTCAAAAAGCAAACCCACACTATCCCCGACCTTATGGAGATACAGAACTGGGTCATTCTCTCGATGTATTATGGCCACATTGTCCCAAGAAGGGCGACGGATTATGTGCTGATGTTGCACAAGAACGCAGATAAGAAATATGACAACTACGTTGATATGCAGGACAACCGTTTGGTGTTCAATAAGTACAAGACCGCAACCAAAATGGGCGAGACATTGAAGGGACGACAAGAGTTGGAAATCCCACCATCATTGAAGAAAATCCTGAAGAAATGGATTGAAGTTATTCCTGCAGAAGTTGATAATCTTTTCTTCAATAGTCAGCTCCTACCATTGAGCAATGTTTCTCTTAACCAACGATTGAACGCCATCTTCGGCGGCAAACGAGCTTCGGTGAATGCATTGAGGCATTTCTATTTGACCTCCAAGTATAAAGACCTTATGGAGAAGACAGAGGAAATGGAAAATGAAATGCAGGATATGGGTAGCTCTTCCAACCAAGCCAAGGTGTATATCAAGATTAATGACAAGGAATAAAAAGGGCGTAAAATTGAAATTTTTTTTTGCATATTTAAGATATGCATAAAAACAAATAATTAGAATTAAGATGGAAGACGAAACAAAATACATATACAAATGTTCATGGTTTGAAACAAAAAGACATAAGAAATCTCATACAGATATGTTTTTTGAAAATGCAGAAGATACAAAATGGATATTTGAAACGAAAGATTGGTTTCTCGATTTGGTTACAATAGAATATATAATGGTTAAATCTTCGAGGAATGAATATAAATCTGCAGTCAATAACTCCAAGATACACAACAACAAAGAATAATCTCTATATTTGCCCTTTTTTTATGTAATCCTATTATATATGTGTTCAAGAGACAATTGCAAATCCATTGAAATCATTGAAATATATGACGGTGTAAAAGTTATTATTCATTATGACGAAAATCGTGTTCCTATTTTATTCCAATATTGGGATAGTAATAATCATTTAACATTTGAACCGGCATTTTAAAAAGACGTAAAATTGAAATCTTTTTTTGCATTTTTACAAAAAGCATAAAACAAATAAATTGAAGAACTAAAACGAAGAACTACGAACTAAGAAACTAAAATGCCCAGAATTACCATTTCCAATATTGCAAAGCACATTTCCCACAATCCCGACGATGATTATGAGAATGAAGATGGAACTGAATGCGTCCAATTTATCTGGGATTATGAGAATGAGAAAATAGATAAGATTGCATCTGAAGAGTTCAGATATGCCTTTGGCGACAAAAAGAAAAACTTGATGTGGGTTCAGAAACTCAAAGAAATCGCCGACTGGAAAGAGGGCGAATACATTTACGCATACACGAAAACAAACGCCGACGGATATTACAATGTCTTTTACAGAAAAGACAAGGTGAAGTTTTCTTGGTTCAATACAATTATTGAACCAAGTGGATATGTTTGTATGGAGGCATTTAACCACTATACAATGGATACTGATGACGACATTAAACATAAGGTCTTCGTTCGTGTCGATAGTGTTTATAATGATAAAAATACTAAGCCAAAAAAAGAGAAAAAACAAAAAAAAGAGGCTAAACCAAAAAAGGAGAAAAAACCAAAGGAGGAGGAGGTCTTTGAAGAGCCTGACGACGAAGAAATACGACCACATTGTCAAATATGTTTCAATATGAACTCCAACTTATTTGTAACAAAAAATGCATTAAACCCTATATGCCGTGGTAAATGCGTCGCCAAACTTATTGAAAAACAAAAGGAATAATATATATTTTGTATAATTTTAAACTTAATTAATTAAAAAATAAACAGGGGGGGGAAAAGTATATAAATAAAAATCTTATATAATATATAATGGATACAGAGCAAATTTTCAATCATATATTTTCACATCAAAATACATTCTCTTTCAATCGTAATTTCTTAAAGGAGAAAATAAGATATTACAAAGAAAAGGGTGAAATGAGACCCGAATTACCGCAAGATATTTTTATATATGAAAATTATGATGCCTTTGAAATGTGGTGTATCAAAAATAATAAAAGGTCATTATTTCCAGATTTAGAATTTAAAGTTGAAAATTGGAATTAAAAAACAAAAAATAAACAGGGGAGCATTTGCCCCTTTTTTTATCCATATTGTATATATGCAAATAGCAGACAGTAATCGTAAGGGCAAACGCTTTGTCGCCATATTCAAGGACGGGAGAAAAATCCATTTCGGACAGGCTGGTGGTCAAACGTATATCGATCATCAGGACAAAGATCGGAGGGCTGCCTATTTAGCCAGACACGGGGCCGGTCGTGAAAACTGGAACGAGGTGAATGCAGGAAGCCTAAGTCGCTGGATTCTTTGGGGTGACTACACCAGCATCGACGGGAACATCGCCGCTTATCGTCGCCGATTTTCTGTATAGTATATATGGACACCAAAAAAGACAGCTACTATATGCGAAACCGCGAACGCATACTGGAACGAAGCACCAAAGCATACCGCGAGGAAAAGGAACGCATTGCACAATACCAAAGGGATTTTCTGTGCAAAGCAAAATGGCGGGAAGACCACCGCGAGGAAACCCGTCAGGCTTACGCCGATAAAGTGATGGAAGAAAAGGGTCGCACCGTTGTTCCCACTCTCAAACGCTCTGCCTGTTGGTACATGAATAAACCCAATGGTATGACCGAGACCGAATACCGCCGAGCCAAGATTGCACGCCGTCTGGAAATCAACGAACAGAGGGTTCAGGCATTTCGCGAAGCTTTATCTTCTTCACAGAATCTATAATGTCGTATGAGAAGTATGTAGGCAAAGGGCGGGATAATGGAACCGTTGTTTTAAGGAGTCGCCGCTTTGCTTACGGGTTTTGGACTTCTTGGAGATTGTTTAGGCGATTTTTTACTTAAAATCTTTTGTTTTGGTTATATATAGAATGTCCGGAAGATGGCAATGCAGATATACTACTGATGATTTTGTTTTGGAGATGGCTCGAGAGATGTATTTGAGAGATTGGAAACGGGGTATGAGGAACGCCCATTGGATTATTCGGGCTTTCCATAGAAAAGATTAATAATTTGATACTTTTACCATTTAGATACTTTATATATTCCTATCTTATATAATGTATTCTTTCTTTAGCGATGTTTCTTTCAGTTGCAAAACTCACGCCCACAATTATGCAAAACGGTTTATTACCGAGCAAATTCCTTTCAACACCATTATTGAATTGAATTCTACCAATGGTAAGTTTTTAACAAGATTGCTTTCTTATCACCCAGACGCATCATATAAAATTGGCTGTGGTATTAAGCATTTTATTAAACGAGACAATAATCATGGATATATTCTTATTATTATACGCACAGATGATTCTGAGGAATCATTTAGTTATAAAGTTTGCGTCGGTATTACTTTCGATGATTTAACAACATCAATGAGAACTGCGATTGCTCCTTTTTTA